AAATCATCTTCCTTGACCTCTTTGCTGTGGACCTTGTTGAACAGCGTCTCGATCTCCGGCGGTTCAAAACCGGTCTTACCGAGGTCGAAGTTGGAATCCTCAATGTCCTTCAAAAGATCAGCCAACAGGGAATCATCCCAGGCACCCGTGATCTTGTTGAGTGCGATGTTCAGGGCCTTCTCCCTGGTCTTGTCGATGTCCACCACCGCGCAAGGCACTTCGGTGTAGCCCAGCTCCATCGCTACGGTCAGTCTCTGGTGACCACCGATGATCGTCATGTCGGCATTGACCACCAAAGGATCTGCGAAGCCAAACTCCGTGATGGAGTTCTTGATTTTCTCGTACTCTTTATCCCCCGGCTTCAGCTTTTTCCGGGGATTGTATGCAGCCGGCTTGAGTACGGACACCGGCAGCATCTTCAGTTCAGCAGTCGCTTTCATGTAGGTTCCTCCTAATTCAGATTCCCATGCGAATGACCCCTGAAAACGGCACGAAAAAGGAGCCGAACAAAAAGCCCGACTCCATTTCATCTCCATCTTCCTGCGGCTGTTCAGCCATCTCGCACCATTCCGGGTTTTCCCCATTCACAGATGCCAAGACCTTATCTTCCGCATCGTCAATCGCATGTACACAGATACCCCCGGTGTTGAACATCGGATACACACCGATAATTTTCTTACTCACTCCTGTTCGCCTCCTTCTTCCTGCCCCGGTTTGCACAACCACGGCTGCAATATTTTCGTTCCAACCCGTACTGATGCCGGTAGGAAAACTCCCTGCCGCACGCCGGACAGATCTTTGACCGCACTGTTCTCCAGTTTTCCGGCTTTGGGTGGGTGTTGTTCCATCTTGACCGGCATTCCGGTGAGCAAAACTTTCTCGGTCTGCCTTTATGATTCGGTACAATGGCTGTACCGCACTGAGGGCAGAAGGAAAAAGCCATGTCCTTGATCATCTCAGATGTATAATCTTCCATCCGCCCTCACCTCACTCTCATTTTTCGCCGTTTCTTCGGCGGTTTCTTAGAAAAATCTCATAATTCATACGAAAAGCGGCGAAGTGGAAATCGGCCCTGTCCCGCCCGGTTGAATTGTTGTTGCGGCGGCCGATTCTCGCTCGCCCTCGCTCCTCCCGGAACAAGCAAAAATGTGCGAAAGCCCCCTGTCTACGAGAGGTTTCACACACTTTGGTTCATTTCGGGGAAAAAGAATGGCACCGGAACGAAAGCTCCGATGCCTGTACATTTTCGTGTTTCATTTTGCGCCGTTAATCATCTGACCCCCGGCCTATCAATTTTGCGGTTTTTCACAGAAAAGGGGCCACCGGTCTCCGTGTGACTTCACCGTAGAGAAGTGACCCCGGCCCCCGGCGGGGGTGTCAGTAGGTGTAGGTCGGGTTGATGTCTTCGGTCAGCGTCTTCTTATCGTGACAACTCTTGCAGAGAGACTGCCAGTTGTTCTGGTCCCAGAAAAGTTTCTGGTCACCACGGTGTGGAATGATGTGATCCACAACCGTTGCCCGGACGTACTTGCCCTGCTTGGCACACTGCACACAGAGTGGATGAGCTTCCAGATACGACTTTCTGACTTTCTGCCACCGCCTGTTGTACCCTCGCTTCGCTGCCGGGCGGGTCACCTCTGGATGGAGAGGCAGGTGCTTCTCACAGTAGAGCCGGCCGGCTTCCACCAGCTCCGGGCAGCCGGGGTGATGGCACGGTGTCTTTGGTCTGTACGGCATGGGTCAGTCCTCCCACGGAAGACCAGCCTTACCGAAGTGACCGTAAGCACTGACCTTGTTGTAGTCTACATCCAGCAGACCCAACCGCTTGATGATCCCCTGCGGAGTCAGGTCGTAGCTGTCATGGACATAGGCTTCAATGAAGTCCAGCGACTGATGCTCCGTGCCAAAGCACTCCACCGACACACCGACTGGCTGTACCACGCCGATGGCGTAAGCCAGCTGAACTTCGCACTTGTCAGCGTAGCCCGCCTGCACGATGTCCTTGGCAATCTTCCTCGCCATGTATGCTGCGGAACGGTCCACCTTGGTGGGGTCTTTGCCGCTCAGGGCACCGCCGCCCATTCGACCGATGCCGCCGTAGGTATCACACGCCAGCTTTCTGCCGGTCACACCACAGTCGGCATAGCTGCCGCCCAGCACGAAACGGCCGGTCGGATTGACCAGCTTTGTAAAATCACCGTCCAGACCGTACTCGCAAGCGGCAAGCACCATCATGGATTCGATGACGTGCCGGAAATCGCTGACCTCCACATCCGGGCTGTGCTGCACGGAGCAGAGGAAGGTAGTGATGCGTCCGGTGTCGTAGTCGTAGCTGACCTGTGCTTTCGCATCTGCCCGGAACATCTTGGACGGATGATTCTTCAGCAGCTGCAGGAACTTGGTGGCGACCATGTAAGGGATCGGCATCTGCTCTGCCGTCTCGTTGGTGGCATAGCCGTACATGATGCCCTGGTCACCGGCTCCGCCCTTATCCACACCCAGTGCAATATCCGGGGACTGTTTGTCCACCAGAATGCCGATGCGAAGCAGGTCGGTCAGATTCCAGCCCAGCTTTTCAAGCCCGATGCGGGTAAACACATTGTGAACGATCTGCTGGTAGTTCGGTTGGTAGTCTGTGGTGACCTCGCCAGCAATGAAAAGCTGACTCTTTTTCAGCAGACACTCGATTGCCACACGGGCGTTTCTGTCATGCTGGAGAATATCGGTCACAATGGCATCTGCGATCTGGTCACAGATCTTATCGGGATGACCATTGCTGACCTGTTCACAAGTGATGATCTTACTCATGTTCTGTCCTCTCTTTCATGTATCACAAAGCAGGCCGCCTTTGTCCTTGCCCACAAATAGGCTCCCACAAAGACTGCCTGCCCTGTCTCTGTTCATGGTTTCCGTTCATTCTCTTATTTTGCTTTCTTCTCCTCAACTCATGTAGCATGTAGCAACCATGTAGCTGAATTTTATATAAGAAAGCTATAAAAGAAAGTAATAATAAAAAAGGTTATGAAATCTCGGCTACAAACCAGCTACATGCTACAAAGCACCCAAAATCAGAAAAAAAGGTCACAAAAGACTGTCCTTTGGCTTATATGCGTCCTGTACCGTCAGGTCTTCTGCTCCATCTTCTACTTCCTTGAACCTGCAGTCCATGATCAGCGTAGTCTGTCCGCCACCACCTTTGGGACGCTTTCGGGCCACTTTGAAATGCACACCGATAGCATTTTTAAAGTTCTTCTGGTTCTCCGAGGAATACCCGTTCTCCTCACACCACTTTGTGTACAGCTGATATGCTGCCGCCGTCCGAAGTTCCGATCCTTCTTCTTTTTCAAGCCACGCCTCAATGAACTGCCCGATCCGATCAGAATCATCCTTGTAATCTTCCGTGGCTTTCGTGACAGCCTGCGGAAGTTCCAACCCCCGCTGGCAGAACTTTTTGTACCCTTCCAGACACCAGTTGAAAATACCTGACAGGTTCTCCGGCTTCGCAAACTGCCCCTTCAGCCCCTGATCCTGTTCTCCCTCTTCAAAGTGACGGTTAAACGGGATGATCTTTAGTCGGCCGGATTGGAACAAGGTCATATCATTGACATTAGGCAGGTAGTTCGTATTGATAAAAATCTTGAACACCGGCACAAAATCAAAGCTGTTCTCATTCAGGAATCGGGCATTGATGGTGTCGTTGCCAGTCATTCTTTTTACGAGAGCCGCATTAAATGTGATCTTCTTCTCCGGCTCAGAGATATTTACAAATCTGGAGCCAACCAGACGAGCCACTTCTTCCGAAGGTCCGCCTGTGTTCCCACCACGGAATTTAGCTGCCAGCATATCCGGATTCGATGTCTTTCCGTAGTCGCCCATGATCTTCAGGAATGTTTCCATTGCAGTACCTTTTCCGTTTCGGGAAGTGGCACCGTAAAGGATGAACATACACTCCTGCGAGGTATCTCCTGTCAGGGCGTATCCCAAAGAACGCTGAAGGAAGTCTGCCAGATCCGCATCTCCGCACATGACTTCCTTGATAAACGAGTGCCAGCGTGGACAGTCTGCATCCGGATCGTAGGTAATACCGGATTCCATTGTGAGATAATCCTCCGGCCGATGCTCCCTGAATTCCAGTGTCCGCATATCCAGCGTTCCATTTTTGCAGTTGAAGAAATACTTGTTCCTGTCGAATGCCTGCATGGAGATCGGATACACGGACATGGCATCTTTTAACATCGTTTCCCGATTCTTACGCAGCTGCAGTTTTCGGACACGGTCGATGAACCGCTTCCTGGCATCCTCTTCGGTGATCGTCAGGGCAAACACATACAGCTTGTCAGCCAGCAGCTTTGCCAGTTCCGATACCTTGAGATTGCCTTTGTCCGGCCGCCAGACAGATCCGTCATAGACATACCAGCCTTTACGTTCACTGTTGTACCGGGCAATCTGCTTGAAATAATCTGCAAACATATTGCCCATGCCGATCTCGTTTCTGCCATACCGGGCATTTGTGTGCGGTGCCATTTCTTCCAGAGTAACTGTGATCTTGGTGAGATCCGGCTGAAACTCGATATAATCATCCTCATCCAGCTTGGAAAATTCCTCATCCACAATGTCCTGCGCATTGACCGGCATATAGACAGCCGAACAGGTATTGACGGTATTGCGGATGGAAATCGCACCGTAGGTCGAACCAGCCTGCTTGCGATCCCACTTATCACGCATCAAGCCCGATGTACGGAAGATGCGATCCATCTGCTCCTCATCGCAGCCACACCAGAATGCCAAAATGGACAGTAACGCCATATCTGCATCCGACTGGCTACCATAGAGGTCTTCCCAGTCACCGACAAAGAGTTTTTTGAACTTTTCCGAGTTGCTGGCTTCATTGGCATGCGCGATGACAGCCTCATCATCCAGGTACGAATGGTGCTGGAAATGAGTCTGCTGCACCTGCTTGTTTCGCTTCATCAGCGTGTCCAGCAAGGTTGTCATTGCCGTTTCATCGTTTGGGATCTCACCTGTGCGGTAAACATCTCCCGTTACGGTGACGAAGCGGTTTGTCGCACCGGGCATGTACACTTCCAGACCTTTGCTGCGATTATTGATGTAGTAGACTGTCTTGTCATAGACGTAGTCTTCCGGCACACAGAAGAAACCTCGCAACCCTTTGCCAGACGGAGATTTTTCCACGTAAGCCGTAGGAAAGATGGAAAGGACAGTATCCGCTGTATCGTTCAGCGTACCATCCTCCCGGATACAATGGTCGATATCAAAAGCTCCGATTCCGTTGCCAACAGCAATGCCGATACCGTCATAGCCGCCCATTGCATAAGTGACAAGGGTATTCTTGAAATCTGAAAATGTACGCAGGTCATTGATCCTCGCCCGTTCCCCCGTTGCCGGGTTAAATGGCATCTTGGTCTTCTGGCCATTGCGCTTTTCAAACTTCCAGACACAGAAGCTGCAGGTCGTTTTCAGCTTGCCCGGAATGTTCTTGATGTCCATCATGCCTGCGCCTCCCTTCCCATGCAAGCCTGCATCGCAAACTGCTTTTTAACAGCAGCTTCGATCTCCTGCTTTTTCTTGGCCGAGGTCACACGGCAGAGCCGGTTGCACAGAACCATCTTGTCAATGGTCGTGATCTGCTCCACCAGCAGAATGGATTCTTCCAGTCCCTCATCCCGGAGCATTTCGCAGTCTCTCCCGGTGACCGGAATGTGTACCGGCAGCTCCAGCTTCTTCAGCTTGGAACTCATCGGGATTACCGTAATGATCGGAGAATTGCGGTTTGCCATATCGTTGCTGATAACCAGCACCGGGCGGTTCCCGCTCTGCACCGAGGTACCATAATGATTCCCCAGTTCTGCAAACCAGATCTCATACTGCTTCGGTATCTTTGGTACCGGCCATCTGGTAAGCGGCATCTCCTGAATCGGCACTCTATTAGGTGCCGGCTGACAGGATGCTACTGCCCTTTTCTTGGTCTTCCCTCGCTGATTGATGTATTTATTAACGTGGATCTTTCGTCCATGTGCTGCTGACCGGGCATTCTTTTTCTTTCTCCCCATTGGGATCTCACCTCCAGTTTGATAGCAAAAAGGCCGCTGAAGATGGAATCCTCATAGCGGCCGTAAATGTAAAAGGCATAAAAACACCGGATGCTTTCCAGTATCTTTATGCCTTTGTTTTCCTATTTTCCTAGTTTAAAGTATAGCAAAAAACCGATGTACAGTTAAGAAGGAAAAGTTCAAAAACGGTTCGTTTCCGTTCGTAAAGTTCAGTTTTTGCAGAACTTTTTTTCCAGCAGCTGCATCTGCTCTTTGCTGGAGAAAAGCTCTTCTGAAAACTGCTGCAGCCCGATTTTTTTATGATAAAAGACGGCGGTTTTTCCCATATGCCTTCCGTTCTCAAATTCGACTGCTTTCAGCGGAATCCGATCCAGACAGTGCTGTCTCACAACGATCTGCGCCTTACTGTCTCTGATCTGAAACGCCGCTACATCAACCAGGTTAAGCCACTCTCTTAGAGCTGTGTACCTTGCAAGATCTTCTTCTGCCTGCTTGTCATACATATCCTTTTCACCCGGATATTTAGAATCCGCAGCCATTTCAAGATCCTGTCTCCACTGCATTTGTGTTTCCTCTGCCAGCGTTTTTACCCTGCTGTATTTCTGGCAGATTTCTTTTGCAAACTCCAGCATATCCTCTGCTGTTTCCTGTTTCATCCTAAACTCACCCCTTCCGATAACGCCCAATTGTGTCGGCCATTCCAATAAGGGCATTTTCTTTCTCCCGGACTACCGTCCTCCGGGTCAGCAGTTTTCCCTCTGCCCCTGTGATCTCCGACTGCTTCTTTCCCTCCACAAATAACTGCTCCGCCACGAGCCGGGTCTGTCCACGCAGACTGCGAAGTCCGATCTCAAAGAGTTCGATCTGTTCGCAGACTTCATAGTAAGGTTCCAGAAACTGCTCGGTACGCTGTGTCTGTACTTCCCGGTTCATGGATGCCAGCACCTTATCGCAATTAAGGACCGTGCGTTCCACTGGGTTCGACAAGCCGCTTGTCTGCACCCGTTCGGATTCCTCATGTGCACCCTGCGACAACTTGTAAACGATCTCTTCCTTCGTGTAAAACCACGACTTCGATTCTTCATACTGCTGTCGGAGCAGTTCCCGCCTGCGGATCAAACAGCGATAGGAATCGGCCAGTTTTTTGACCAGCTCCAGGCAATCCACCTGTTCAGGTTTTGTGGCAGATGCTACATTCTTTTCCTCAGCCATAGTTCGTCCTCCTTTCTGACCGATCCGATTGGTTTTTATCCGGACGCTTTCCCGGTGGTTTTCTTCTTTCGCCGCTTGGCAGCTTCCTGACGCACCCGCTCCTGCACCCCTTCGATCAGCCGGTCCGCATCCAGAGCCGTAAGCGTCTCATACCACGGAGAGTGAAAGAACCGTTCCAATCTTTCTTTCTCGTGCATCGCATCCCGGTTCTTTGGATTGGCATCCAGCCGGTGAAGTACCCGCTTATAATCCTTGACCGCCTGCAGGATGATGGCATTAGCCAGATTCTCATAGCAGGCCGTATTTTCATTGACGGCAACATTTGCAGCGCTTCTTAGTCTGCTCATTCTTCAACGCCTCCCATCCTGTCATACCAGGGAGCCGGCACTTTCTCCGGAGCAATACCGTATTTGAAAACATAGATCGTGTGCCATGCCGTCTCATACAAAAGATCCAGCAAACGGCGGTTTGCTTCCGGCAGTTCATTTGCTTTCTTGATAAACTGCTCGATAAAATGCTCCCGGTTCGTATTCCCCAGATTCTGGCTCTTTTCCCTTGCAATGACCGCCTCTGCAAACTGAAAACAGATCTTTTTGTACTGCTGGACACAGTCGTATTTCCATGTGACTGCATCCAGCAGGAGCTTTCGTTTTCCATCCGGGGTGAGCTTGGGCATATTCTGGATCTTGGATTTCTGATACAGTTCCATGGCCTGTTCTTCCTTACAGAATTCCTGCTGCATCCAGATCTCGCTTGTCCGGATGTGACACATCAGAAGTTCCACTTCATGCTCGTAGGCTTCCTTCATGAGAAGATCCCGGTTCATCCGCAGGTCTGCTGCTCTGCGGATTGGACTCGTACCAAAGAGCTCACAAAGGAGTCCCTTCTCGCCAATCGGCCGGAACATTGCCCAGGGGATGAAGAATCCCTCCTCATCCCGTTTGGTTTTCACAGCCGCCACCGGCTTGGACTTCTTATAACGATAATCGCTCTCCTCTGCCGGACGGCGGTCCTCTGCATTCAAAAACAGATACTTTTTCATATTCTCTCCTATCTCCCCAGCTGTGCCTTGACCGCTGAGATCAGTTTTTCCTGTGTCATGTCCTTCTGCTCCAGGGCTGCCATGACATCCTCGTCCACCGTGTCCTTGGTGATGATGTGATGGATGGTCACCACTTGGGTTTGACCCTGCCGCCACAGACGAGCGTTGGTCTGCTGGTACAGTTCCAAGCTCCATGTCAGTCCGAACCAGATCAGGATATGTCCGCCCTGCTGGATGTTCAGACCGTGTCCGGCCGATGCCGGGTGGATCAGTGCGACCGGGATATTCCCGGCATTCCAATCCTTGATGTCGGTGCTGCTCTTGATGTCCCGTACCTTGATTTTCAGCTTCGACAGATGATTGATGATACGCTCCCGGTCATGCTTGAACCAGTAGGCAACCAAAACAGGCTGTCCGTTTGCCGCTTCAATCAGATCTTCGAGGGCTTCGAGCTTGTGGTCATGGATGACTCTTGCCTTGCCATTCTCGTCATAGACAGCACCATTGCTCATCTGTAACAGCTTTCCTGTCAGCGATGCAGCGTTGGCAGCATCTATGTCACCATCTTTCAGCGGGATCAGAAGGTCCTGCCGGAGCATATCGTAAAGTTCCCGTTCCTGCGTGTTCATCTCAACCTCATACCGGGTCGGCACACAGTCCGGCATGTTTAAGTAGTCCAGGGCTTTCATAGAAATCGTGATATCCGAAATCCGCTGGTAGATCATCTCCTCTGCTCCTTCTCTGGGCTTGTATTGGAACACAACACCCGTGGAAGGATTCATGGAAGAAGCCTTGAAATAAGCTTCCCGGTACCGACCGATGAATTTGCCAAGCCGCTCACCGCCATCCAGAATTCCAATCTCCGCCCAGAGATCCATGAGACCGTTGGAAGACGGGGTGCCGGTCAGCCCAACCCACCGCTTCACGAATGGCCGTACTTTTCGCAGGAACTTAAAACGCTGGGACTGATAATTCTTGAACGATGACAGCTCATCGATCACAACCATGCTGAAGTCCCAGCGCATTCCATTTTTCTCGTAATATTCCACCAGCCACTTGATATTTTCCCGGTTGACGATGTAGATCATCGCTGGGTGGTGGACTGCTGCGATTCGGGTCTTGACATCTCCAACGATGACGGAAATGTCCAGCCCTTTTAAGTGATCCCATTTCTCAATCTCTGCCGGCCATGTGTCACGAGCAACACGCAACGGTGCGATGATCAGGACCTTACTGACTTCGAAAGTCTCCAGCATAAGGTCTTTGATTGCCGTTAATGTGATAACGGTCTTTCCTTAACCCAAGCCCATATCCAGAAAAAGGGCTGCGACCGGGTGCGTTTTGATATACTCCGTACAGTAGCTCTGATAATCATGTGGAATGAACTTCATTTGGGCATCACCTCCTCCCCGGCATCCTGTGCCCGTGTTTCCAGCTCCTCGCTTTGTGTATTTCCTTGTGGCAGCGTAACTTCCGGCATCTCCGGGATCTTCGCTCCGATCCCTTGTGGAATCGGCTCACCGGGTGTCCAGTGCAGGAGTGCATCCACCGCAGGCTGAATCTGCTCCAAGCGGTCAACACAGAACACAGGGAAGCCCAATGCTTCAAGCTGCTGTCTGCGTTTTCTCTGGAGGATGCGCATCTGCTTGCCGGGAGCTTTCAGTTCCACAAATGCACATTTTGCACCGAGCAGTAAGACCAGACGATCCGGCACGCCGTTCATGGTCTGGCTGGTAAATTTAAGGGCCTGCCCTCCGGCGGCCCTTACAGCATTCACGAACTGCTTTTCGACTTCATTCTCCCTCATCCGGCTTCGCCTCCTCTGCCCGCCAGACACCGATGCGTGGGTGTTTCTTTTCCTGGTATTCCCTTTTCGGGTGTTTCCTTTTCTGGTGCTTCTTCCTGCGCTCTTCCCGAACCACATTGCCGATGGCTTCATTGGCGGTCGGGTCCGGGTGGCTGTGGCTGACTTTCCTGTTTAAAGCGCTTTCCTCTTTGTGTTCTGTGATCCAGTGAATGACATCTTCCATGCCGCCACCTCACTGATTGATCTGCTTCCACTGCTGCGGCTCCATCGTGGCGACCTGCCAGCCGATCCCCTCCAGTGTGGTAGCACGGTCATAGGAAACAACATCCTGCGATGCACGGGTCACCGCATTGGACAGGCCGTACAGAGAAAGGTCGCCGCCTTCAATAAGGTACTTGAGGATGCCTTCCTGTTCCTCTGCATTGATGCCATAGCTCTGGGCAGTCAACTGCACCACATCCTGTACCCTGCCAGTGATCGGTACCGCCATAGATTCCTGCAAACGGCCTACCACCTGAGAAAAACGGGCCTCATCAATGGCAGCCATCGTGGTATCACGCAGTTTCAAAAGAAATGCCTTGTCCTCTGCTTCCATCGTCTCATCCGAATACAGTGCAAAGCTGTCCTCAACCGCCTTGGCCTGTCGGCCGACATGGTGGCGGCGTTCGCCCATGTCATTCACCACCATACCGTTCGTGCAAACGAGGCGGTATACCAGCGGCTGAATGGACACAGCACCAAGACCAACTTCGGAATTAGAGATCATCACGCCAGCCTGCACGATATCTCCCTTACGGACTTCCATCTCCAGACGGTGATTGACCACCTTGAGGTACAGACGGTTTTCCGTCACCTCACAGGACATAACCTCGTACTGATCACTGCCTGCAAACAGCGGCAGGACAGCTGTTGCGATCTCCATGTTGTCGATGCGGCGATAGCGTTCCGACAGCAGCGCACGGGCTACCTGTCCGGTGCCGTAATCCATCGAGCGGACCATGTAGGAGCTGGGCTTGTCCGCAAACCAGCTGTTCACGTTCTCTGCCAGCAGCTCCGGCTTCTGTGCCTGCATGAGATCGTAGTACTTGGCCGGGATACCCAATGCCGATGCCACCTGACGATGGAACAGCGAGGTCGTACCGAAGACCTCCTGCTGGCTGGTTGTAAGATGGTTGATCTCAAAAGTCTGTCCATCCTCCCGGAGACGCATTCCCTGCGCCGGGCTGATGAAGTCCTGCTTTGCCTTGTTTTGACGATTCAGCTCGACCAGAACTTCCTGTAAATTTCTACCTGTTTTCATAGCAAATTTCCTCTCTATCTCTGCGGCGCATATTTATACGCCGGTCTATGCGTCCGTGTCTTTCCTGCACAAACGCAGTGTTCTGTTACAGTTCCCGGTTGATCATCTGCTGGATGATCTTGACGGCTCCCTGCATCCGGCTGCGGTTCAGCCGGGTATCGTGCAGCAAGGTGTCCAGGGCATCGACTTCGTACTGGATATTGCAGAGAACCGCACGGTAATGGTCAGCCGTCTGCTCCGATTCCTTTTCCAAGCGATCAAATTCCTGCTCGTACTCATCGATATCCTCGACATTCTCCGACACATAGTTTTCGATTTCCTGCGCCAGCTCCTCGCCAGCGTAATCTCTCACAGCTTCCAGCAGATCCCTGATTCCAAACGGAGTCAGAATATTGCCGTCAATCAGCTCAATCGAATGCGGCATTGCCATTTCCTCCCGTCAATCCTTGAAATAGTAGTTTCCCTTGTACCCGGCAGCAGCCAACGGCAGACCTTTGCACCATGCCGGATTGACCGACATCAGCTTGCAGACCTCATCCACTGTGTACTGGTCCTTTGGTGCTTCGATGATGACCTCGTCATGGACATGAGCCACAATGTTCAGTCCCTTTGCCGAAATACGATCCATCGCTTCAGCCAGAATGTCACGGGCAATCGCCTGCGTTGCGTTCTCGACCAGCCGTCCGGAATAGGTTTCCTGTCGGCTCCACTTGTGGTTCTGCCCCACACCCTCATAGGTCAGGCTCATGCGACCGAAGCGGTTTGGCTGCTGTCGCGGTTTTAGATACGCCAGCCTTCTGCCAGATGGAAGCACCATCCAGAGAGTGCCGGAGTAGAACTCGAAGGCGATCTTGCCGACCTCCTGGCGCTCCCCGGTCTTGTAGGCGGTCATTGCTGCCTTTTCTGTGTCCCACCAGTACTGCACGATCTTCGGATTGGCTTCCCGCCAGGAATCAATGATTTCCGGCAGTTCTTCCTCATGCAGTCCCATCTGCAATGCGCCCATACTGATGAGTGCGCCGGAGGAGCCGCCGTAGCCACAAGCCAGTGTTGCAATCTTCCCTTTCTGGCGCAGATCACCGTTGATGCCGTGCTTGACGACCGGCACATGGAACATCTGAGAAGCTGTGGCACAGTAGAGGTCTTCGCCGTTCTGGAACGCATCCAGCACCCACTGTTCCTCTGCTTCCCATGCAAGTACACGGGCTTCAATGGCGGAGAAATCTGCCACGATAAACTCACAGCCTTCTTTTGGGATCAGCATCGTGCGGATGAGTTGTGAGAGGACATCCGGTGTGTTGCCGTAGATGCTCTCAACCATATCGAAGCATCCCATCCTCACAAGCGTCCGGGCTTCATCCAGCGTGGAGATGTGATTTTGTGGCAAATTTTGCAACTGAATATTTCGGCCACTATACCTGCCAGTGCGTGAGGCACCATAGAACTGGAACAGTCCTCTTGCTCTGCCATCCGAACAAACGCAGCGTTCCGCCGCCTGATACTTCTTGACAGAGCTTTTGGCCATCTGAAGCCGGAGCTTCAGCATATCCAGTGCTTCTGCATCGACCCCGTTCTTGTCCAGCTCCGTGATCATCTGGGCGACATCCTTTTTTCCCAGCGTGTCCATCGGAATACCACGCTCCTCCAACCATGATTTCAGCTGAGATACGGAATTCGGATTTTCCAGACCAGTCAGTTCGTAGGCTTTCTTACTCATGGCATCCGAGAGCATCAGGTCACAGGTGATTGCTTCCTGCACCAGTTCCGTGTCGATCCTCACGCCACGGTCATTGATGCGCTCATTGGTGCGGTAGTGCTCCCACTCCTGCGGCGGCATCGGGAAGCGTTTCAGCCGATTGTAGATGTCCACCTCGGTGTTGACATCCTGAATGCAGTAATACTTGAATTTTTCCCAGTCTGCCGGGTAATGCTCTGGGAGGTTACGGGTACGCATCCCGTTTGACTTGGTCGGCTTGCAGGGCACGGAAAACAGCTTGATGAGCCGCTCACCCTCTTTATCTTTTTGCTGGCTGGTCTTCAGCACAGCACCTACATCTTTCAGTGCCAGCGGCAATGTCAGTGACGCAGCCATGACCATCGTGCAGATCCAGTTGTCCGGTGAGAGGAACTCTCCCGGTTTCAGATACTGTCCGGGATAGTATCGGTTCAGATGCACGGAGAAGCAGACACGTTCAAAAGAGGCATTGTGAGCGATCAGGCGCACACTGCCAGACTGGAATGCCTCCAGCAGTTCCTCCGGGATGGGTTCTCCCGATGCAAGGTCGGCGCACTTAGTTTCGCCGAATCCATCGCCCTCATCCGTTGCCCAGGCTACCAGCAGAATCTCAAAGCTGGGATCTGTGGCATAGCGGTACAGGCCGCATTTTCCGATATCCACCTCGCTATAGGTTTCAATATCGATCAGTGTTTCTTTCAAATATCTCACCTCAATTCGATGTAAAAAGCCGGAGGATACCCTGGCATCCCCCGGCATGGTTACTTATCTGTGTTTCTCTTAGCGAAGGTAATCCGGCAGTTCCTCACCGGCATCGCCTCCCAGAACATCCTCATCATCCAGCGCATCAAAATCAGACTCTGCCGATGCCTTGCCGGACAGACGGTCACCATCCTTGACGAACTGTACGTTTCCCAAACCAGCAGCCACACCGCGGTTGCCGTTGGCGTTAAAAGCGTAGAAGTTCACGCTGACGTTGCAGTAACAACCGGAGTAGACCATCATCGGGTCCGTCACAGGCTGGACATGACGGTCCACGACCTGCGGCGCATCCTTACTGGAGGCATTCACAAAAAAATGCTCCTGGTAATTCTCATCGTCCGGACGGTCGATGTCGCCGTCACGCAGAGGCAGTTTCAGGTTCGGCGGGATCTTACCGCCCCACTTACGGGTCTTACCGTCCTCCTTGGCAGCCTCCACTGCCTTGTGGATCGCCAGCAGGGTCTTCTTGTCCTCCTTCGGGATCAGGCAGGAAACGGAATACTTAGCCTCACCGCCGTTGATGCTCTTTGCTTCAAAAATGTTTGCGAAAGAGATACGGCACGGAATCACGACCTTAGTTGCACTGGAAATCTTGTTAGACATAATAAAAATCCTCCATCAATTTGTTTTTGTGTATTGCTGCTGCCCTCAGTCGAGGACAGCAAATTCATCTTCCGCAGTCTGCAGATCGACTGCTTCTCTGGGGTCCGAATCCGGGACAAGTGCCAGCTTACCTGGCGGCTTGACCACATACTCTCCCAGAATCTCCTGGAACTTTTTCTTTCCCATGAGCTTTTCAAAGGCTGTCAGGGAGATCAGCTCCGTCTTATAAATATCGGTGTATCCAGCCTTCTCTGCAGCGGTTACCACCGATTTCGTATCAAGGAACTGTCTCTTGCTCCTGCCCTCGACCACCTTATACCCATCCCAGCTGATGCCATGATTGATGGCCTCTGAACTGACATAGGCAAAGATAGCTTCGATCCAGGACTCGATACGGTTCAGGGTCGGCAGCATCTTCTCAATGTCTGTCTTGGAAAGCAGTGCCGGGGATTTAAAGGTCGGCACTGAGGTATCCGGATCAAAGGATGCTGTTGCATCTGTTTCCTCGGTTTCATCCTCCAGCACGCCGGCATCCAGATCCAGAAACTCTTCCTTCACCAGAGCCATCGCTTCATCGGCACAGGCTTTGCAGGAAGTTCTGGCACGGCAGAACCGGCACCAGTCGCCGGGAACCTGCTCGCCCTTTCCTTCAAAGGCCAGCTTTGCCCTCGGTCTGACATAGGTTTCTGCCCAGTCCAGCAGTTCCTCCACACTGCATTCAAACGTTGAGATATTTTCCAGTCTCGGCTGGATAATGGTCATGGACACCTTTTTGATGCTGTACAGATATCCGTAGGCGTGGTAAGCACCCAAAGCATACAGCATCATCTGCGGATTATGGTCACAGTTTACGAACACGCCCTTGCCATTCTTATAGTCCATGACATAAAGCATACCGTCTGCGATGATCACGCAGTCACCCGTACCAAATCCCTGCGGAACAAGGTAGCTGTAATCCAGCCGCTCCTCCACCATGACCAGCGGATGCGGACAGGTCTCCTTGATGCGCTCCACTGTGGAAATGATGAACTCCGCATAGATATCAGTATTCGCTTCCATCTCCTCATCCTCATACTCGGAGGTTGGGCGCTTCACCCGTTCATGCAGATATTTCCGCAGCTTATACTCGCCCAGCGCATGGGCGGCAGTTCCCTCCTCGGCATACACCGAGGATTCATTTGGAAAGTTCTGCTCCAGCCTTGCAGATGGCGTACAATTCAGCCACCTCTTCGAGCTGGAAGCGGAAAGGATTGCATGTACTTCCGGCATGATGACCTCCCTTAAATCTGGGAGACATCTGCCAGAAATGCTTCGTACTTCTCTGCTGGCAGGTCAGACAGCTGGGCCACCCCGTAGGTCTTCAGAAGCTGACCGATCTTCTCGTTGTTGTCACGCTTCTTCTTGATCTTGGCGACAATAACCGCCGTGATCTCGTCCTTGGTGATCGTCACCGCAGACTGCGTTTCTGCTTTATCAGCAGGTGTGTCCTTGCCAGCGGTTTTATCGGACGGTGCTTCTTTCTGGCCGGTATCTTCTTCCCACGGCAGTGCATCCGCATCATCCACCGGATGTTCACCTTCTGTAGGTTCTGAACTCTCGGAGTTCACTGCTTCCTCTGCCTCGCCAGAATCTTCTACCACAGGAACCTCTGCGGTTTCCTCGATGGCCGAAGTAGCCGTCTCTTCCACCTTTTTGGTTTTCTTGACCGGCTTCTTACGGGGATGCGAAACCGCCGGGCCTTTCTTTTCTGTTACGGGCAGTACCGGCTGCTCTGCCACCGGAAGCTCCAGCTCGTCCTCCGTCTTTGCATTTGCCGTCAGCATATCCAGCTGCTCGGATACGCCGGCAAACATCTGCGCCAGACCGTCAAAGACCTCGACCAGACCGTCCACGACTTTTTTCGGAGCATTCAAAGCATTCAGTTCGTCCATCATGCGTTTGCCTCCTCTCCGGCTTCTTCCTCATCACCCCACAGGTCATCCAGATAGTCAGCCTGTGCCTTCAGGACTGCCAGAATGACCTTCTCGCACAGACCGGTTTCCTTGTGGATGTGAGCCAGCATCTCATCGAAGTCGATGTCCTCTGCCGGGTCGTCTGCCTCTGCATCCGGCTCCTGACCGAAGCCGTAGTTGTAAGAGGTCATGCGCTCATCCATGTGGACATGCAGGTTCTTGATGCTGAGCGAAAGGAACGGAACACCAGACGGGCGTGCCGGCATCGGCTTATCCTGCTCCTGAGTTTCCGTTTTTTCCTCTGCCTTGGCAGGAAGCGGAACCTTTACCACCTTGGCGTCCTTCAGCATCTCGCTGATCATTTCCTCCAGAGTCATGCTCTTCTCGTTCTTATTCTCCATTGTCTTCCTCACTTTCTGCAGCTTCCTGCTGCTCTTCGGTTTTATCTTCCATTGGTATGTGATACTGCTCGGAAAGCCTCTTCAAAAGCAGCTCGACCATGCGTCCCGGCTCCGGAAGATTGCAAACAGGCTTCTGCAGCTCATGCGCTCTCTTGATCTCCGCTGCCATACCCTCGGATATGGTTTCGCCGAACACCCACACTTCATCCGCGGCTTCCATCCACTCCATTCCAAATCGGATTCCTGTTGCACGCTCCTGCGCATCCTCATCCTTTAAGAACTGAGTAAAATACAGATGCGGAGCCAGTGGCAGGACTCCCATTGTGGCAAGAATCCTGCAGGCCGTCTTTGCCCTCTGGATGTTTGCCTCCATCTGTGCCTTCCTGCACGGCGGGTCATTTGCTGTCGGTCGGTACGGCGAGCAGATAAAAATCTTCTTCGGTGCTGATGCCAGCGGGAAACCGCCGGGCGGACGAGCCTCCTTAGAACCTTCTATCTTGGCGGTTGCATTCGCCATATTCATGCGTTCTGCATTCATAGGTTTTTCCTCCTGTCGATGTACTTGAGAGGTGGCCCTCTCATAAAGGCCACCGTTTTGGGGCAAAAGTTAAGTAGTTCTTCAAAAACTTTTTCTCATTTTTTTGAGAGCACCCTTCATCGCATAATGGACAGCCGGTTTTGTTATCCCCAGCTCTTCTGCAATCTCCTGCAGCGTCATACCTTTATAGAAGTAAAGCTGGATCACCTCGGTCTGACGCTCAGTGAGCTTGCTCATAGCCGCGTACAAACGGCGAAGCTCCCTGTCAGCCAGCATCTCTGCATTGTCTTCATCCAGAAAATCCACCATAACGGCTGCAGACCAGTCAGAGCCGTCACATTCCAGGGAAACATTTTCTGAATCTGCCACACGCTTATTCAGGTTATGCTCCATCCGACGCTCACCTTCCATCAGCAGACGGACACTCCACTCAACATCCTCGAATGCTTCTGCCGGGATCACCTCGTAGGTCCCATCCGTAAAGTCATAGCGGTAATCGTTGCAGCGATCCACCGCCATGACTGTATGGGAGCCATCCACCTCATACACCGCATAGCCATTCTCATAAGCAGTCAGCTTTGCTCCATTTACCATTGTCTGTGCCACTGCCACCGGCTCCTTTTCCATAAGGGTCTTAAAGGTCGGAAGTTTCTTTTCCACCACAGTATCGATCTTTGTCTTCAGCTCACGCAGGGTGATATGTGCGTTGAGAGCCACCTGCTCTGCAGCCTGTGCCGCGCTTGCTGCCATCTGGCTGACTGCCACCTGCGGTTGATGGATCTCCATCACACCTACTCCACCGTTGATTGCTACTGCTCCAGTCATCATGTTCATCATTGTTTTGTCCTTTCCCCCGGACTTCTGGGAGGGAAGGATACTGAAAGCTCTGGCTTTGAAGAACATACATGGCAGATTCGCCGCATCCTCATGAAACGGACAGACTCTGCGGTCAAAAGGCGCAAAAAGCCCGGTTCTAAAGAAGGTTAGAATGATCCCATGTTCAGTCCTCCAGCTCCAGCAAATAGCTCTGCTGTGCTGTCAGATTGCTTATGGTATCCTTCGCCTGCTCTAGAATCGGGCTTACGATATTTTTTTATTTGTCCGAGGTACTGCCGACAGGTGCTTTCGTTTTGGCTCTGTGGGCTTGTCCCTTGAACTGACTATATGATAACAGGATGAGCAGGGAACCACCTCCCCTGCAAATAGGAATCCAGCTCTCAAAAATCCACATATTTGTAGATTTTTCTATCGAGCTTCTAAAAATGGGCAAAAAAAATCCACACCGCCGTTTTTTTCTCGACCGTGTGGATCATATTGCCATCTTTAATGCTTCGTTCTGTGCCATCATACGCGCCATCTTCAGCAGCATCTCCTTGTTCTCTGCATTCAATCCTGAGAACAGCTTGATCATCTCATCATCTTCTGGCTCTGTATGTACCTGCACCCGCTCCGGCATCAATGAGTCAACCGGAACCTCCAAATTCTCTGCTATGTCGATGAGAGTTTGAACTCCCATCTCGACTTCACCTTTTTCGTATCGGGAAATGACCTTGTTGCTGCAGCTTCCGCCCATTTCCTCTGCAAACTGCTCCTGGGTCAGTTTCGCCGCCTTTCGTGCTTTCTTTATGTTCTCGCCAATGATTTTCTGATCCGATTTCCAGACTTTCGCCAACAAGGTCACCTCCTTCCTCTTTCGTGCTTCTACTTCATAATATCCTGTTTGTGTCTTTTTTGACATCGAAACAGATTGCGTATTTCGCGCTGAAATCTGCAATTTCACTACAGGTTTTTGTCAGAATTATGTACATTAACGATTCTGCTGTGATTTTTACTCCTAGAGAACAAAAAAGCCGGAACAGACAGAATGGCACACTTATCCCTTGGTTGTATAGCATTGCTATATCCTAAATATTATCCAAGTTGTAAGTATGTAATCCTGTCTGCTCCGGCTCCACTCTTTGTGGTTTCCAAGCCACATGGTATTGCTCACAAGCAGCAGTGAAATGCACAGATGTGCTAAATATAAATCTGGTTTCCTCTGATATTCAGTGCGATTAAGGCTCATGCCTGCGCAATAATTGATAGGGCTTCTCTACCTTCTATTGCGGCCGCACTGCAGGGTCACCTAGAATATCTGCTATTAAAAAATTCTATCTTTTATCTCTTTGTGACGTCTCATTTTCCCCCGATGTCCATGTATAGGATCATGCACCTTGAGAATAAATTCCCGCATGGATATGCTACAATTTTTCGTAACAAGGCGAACATCACCATCGCCAGTTTGGCACTTGCAGAATAATTGTCCATCTTCATTTCTAATCTCATATTCACTTGCCATAGACTGTCCTCCTATTCTGGATCATCAAAGTCATCATCCCATAAGTCATCATCGGCCGAGTTGTCTTCTTCCGGCTCTGGCAGCGGGGTAAAAACGGGCTTACACTCTGCCTCACCAATCCAGGGAATCATAAATTCATCATCTACGTTTCCTGTCTCCAAATTGACAAGAATTATTGTTAGGGCGTATTTCAGATAGCATTCTTTCAAACGCTCTGTTGCTTCATAAAAAGCCTCACTATCAGTTGTCACAAGTGATACCCTTTTGTATTCATAATCGTAATCGGCAAAAAGAGCACTCAGTCTCATTAGCCGACGCATCAAATTGTAACCCTTCATTCTTATCTGATGAGAAGCCGATTCTGGTGAAACTCTTGACGGCTGTTGCAGCATCACGCAAAAATCCAATCCCCATAAGCCATCTTCTTCCTGTGTTGCATTTGTCATAAGATCCATGTCAAATGTAAAAACACCAGCAATGGTTTTATGCCGAATTGGTTCTCGAAGCGTTAAAGAGTACCCCCGAACCAAAAGGGCATCTATCAGAATGCTCTTTAGAGAACGCTCGATCTCACGCCCATATCGCATATAAACGCCACCACGGCCCGTAGTATTTTCCATTCCGTGTGCATGCATCAGCATCTCAAACGTAATTCCACAATTCTTATCAGCGTGCGCCGCAATGTCTGCAATTAAACTATCCGAATTTGCACCCGCCGTTTTTTTGTTCACAATTCTGGATAGAGTCGAAGCGTTTACACCAATTTCCTCTGCGAACTGCCTCATACTCCGCTCAGGTCCCTTAGCTCTAACAACATACTCTGCCAGCAGATCCTTATCGGGTGGTTTTATCCGGCTGTACTGTGTTGCCAAGTTCCTATAGATTATATTTAATGGTAGCCCCTGACGAAGTGCCTCCTGGACGTTCTCCGGGTACCGGCTGATTTCTTCTTCGCTCAGAGCCACTTTCTTCTGGTCATCCATCTTATCGCCTCCAATCGCTCATGTTGCATCTGTTGCGTACATTTATTATATGCAACAGATAATATCTTGTCAATAGGTCACGCAAAATTTATTGCATATTGTTGCTTTGTGTTGCGTATCATGTTTTTGATGCATCACCAACAACTTATCTTCATATTAAAATCTTTTGCTATCACCTCTTGACTTATACAACCTTCTATTGTATTATAGGAACAGAAGTTCACGAACTGTTGTTCTTAGTATATAGGAACAGTTGTTCCTTGTCAAGTAGGCTTTACAAAAAAATTGCTGCTTCTCACCGGCACCTTTCCCTTCCGGCAAAAAACAGCAAAATATCCCACATGGAGGCATGACATGAAAAAAGATACGAACTTACTAGACGCACAGGATGTCCGGGCTGAAGCAGCCACTGCACTTACACCGAATGCGACCAACGGCGAAAAAATCAAAGCTCTGCGAACCGCACAAGGTATGAGCATGGCCGAACTCTCCAGACGAGCATCCATGTCTGATCGTGCCATCCGCTATATCGAAGCCGGCGAGCGCGAACCAAGCGTGGACGCAATCCAGAAGATTGCCGCTGCTCTTGGTGTCACGACCGACTACTTTATG